ATGGAACGAAGCTGCTTCCGGATTGGCCACCAAACCAAATATTTGATCCCTCAGTGGCTCTCGACCAAGCGGATGATGCAATACGTTGGGGAGGACGGGATTTCTTCGGAAACCTTCGACTACGATCCTGAGAGCCTAGTGCCGAGTCACCTTCCAGGGGAGGACCCCCAGAAGCCCTCAGGCTACACCAAAATGCAACGCGCCAGGTGGTTGGCAGACTATGTGAAGTTCTTCATGCTGCCCAACTCGATCCACGAGATCACCCAAATGAGCTACCGGCTTTTGCTCTTGCAGGACCGAAAGGCCGGCTTGCCGATTCCAAGCAAGGCGATCTTCGAGTCCCAAAGCCTCGGCGACATTGACCAGATGAAAAAGGAATACTGGGAGGAACAAGAAGAGCTAGTTCATCAGGCAGTGAGACTCCAAAAAATCGCCAAGGAAGAAGGCACCGAAATGGACGTGCTTTCGATGCTCACCGCCGGCAAGGGCGGGAGCGCCCACGGCAAGGGCGGACGGCCTAGCTCCGGCCAGGCAGGCCCCCGGAGCGTAGTGAAGGAGTCTAAGTAGTGACTAGAGCTCATCCAATAGCCTGGTCCTTGGGAGAGGTAAGGACTGTTTTTGCAGCGCTTTTATTGGATGCTTGGAAGGAGGAATTTCCTGAGCTAGAAAATGTCCGTGGGGAGGTGGAGGTAAGCGCATCTGATACCTTACTACATTTCGTAACCAGGACACGAACTCATTACTATACTTTCACCTTGCCCTCGGATGGTTTGTTTTTGAGGACCTGGGGGGAGTTTGGTCGTCTTTTGGAGACACAGGTGGTTAATGCCCTATGGCAGCTTAGAGAATGGTCCCAAGGAGATTGGGGATTTTTGTCTCCGGAGCCTGCCTTAGAAGATTGTTTAGGAATTGGTTTGTGAGAACCTATTTCATTTGCTACTTCTGCCAGAAGGTCCACGAGAAGCTCCATCGGGCGGCGCATTGCCATTTTTGGTGCTTTTTGAAAAGCTTCCGGCAAGGAAAGGCCCAGGAGTGAGCCTCCCGCCAAAGGTCGAGCACCGGGTGGAGCGCTTAAGGAGCTTCCCGGCGCTTTCTCCTCGGGGGTTGCTGGAGCTTTTGGAGGCCCTCCGGCGGGAACACCTAACCGGCCAAGTGGTCCTGAACTTGTCCCAAGGGACCCTCGGGGAAACCAAAGTAGTGGACTCGGGAGTTTTGGGGAGGGGCGAAACTTGACAAGGGACGCAAGGTAGTGTAAGCTGAAGTTGGGATTCTAGTCGAAGGCGGGAAGCGGCCCGTCTGACCGAAAGGCCCCCAGAAAGTTATCTAGGCGAAAGCTTGGGTGACTCTCTGGGGGCCTTTTGCTTTTCCCGGGGAAGGAGGAACTCCTGATGGCGAAGCGTGGCAAAAAGCGCGGCAAAAAGCACGGCAAGAAGTAGCCTTACCCCTTGATCCCGGAAACGAGTGCTTAGGGGAAGGAACCCCGAAAGCGCTCCCCGAGCAAAAGGGTGGCGATCTTAAGGGGGAAGGCCCGCTGGCTTCCCCCATAACCCAAGGAACCCAAAAGGAGGGTTTGGAATGGCAGTCAACATGAGTCCCAAGGGCCTAGCCCCAAAGGTGGGCCGGGGCGGAAAAGGCCTGAAGCTGAAGGGCGATTCGGAGAGCTTCCATACTCCCCTGGCGTCCAAAAGCGGCGGAAAGCGCGGAAAGAAGCGTTAAGTGCCAGCGGAAGCTCCCAGCCTCGCGCCCCCGGAAGGAATGAGCCTTGGAGGCTCGCCACCCGGAGGCGGCAACCCTTCCCCGGCCCCGGCGACCCCGAATCCCGAGGCCGCCCAGATGTTCGAGTTGGTGCGGAATATTGTGTCGTCCACGCGGCTGCTGGCTGCGAAGGTCCCCGGAGCAGTGGATATAATCCGCCAAATCAACGACTTGGCACAAAAGCTCCAATTGAAAATCGTACAGAACGGCCCGGCTGCGGAGCCGATGGCACCCCCCCAGTGAAAGGATAAGAAATGCCGACCCTCGAAACTGTTCTTAAGACGAAAGGTTACTCCGACGACGACTTGAAAGGGATGGAGACTCTCCTAAAGGACCCGAAGTTCCGAACGGCCCTGGAAGGGAGCTTTTCGGAGTTGGAATCCGAGCGCGACAAGCTAAAGGGCGATAACGAAGTTTGGGCGAGGTGGCACCAGGAAACCGCCCAGCCGATGCTCGACGCAGCTTTCCAGCGCGAACAAAAGGCCCGCGAAGAGGCAGCGACAGCGGCAGCCCGACTCCAAACCCTCCAGGACCAAGGCTTGCTGAAGCAGGCCGAGCAACAAGACAAGCCACCCGACCCCAAGCCAGAGCCCTCCGGAGCCTTCGACCCCAAGGCCTACAAGCTCGTGACTCAGGACGACGTGGCGAGGTTTGCCGAGGCAGAAGGCCAAGCCATTGCGATGGCGGCGGATCTCGCGGCCCAATTCCAGGAACTCCACGGCAAGAGCCTCTACTCCTACCAAAGCCCGGACGGCGGACGGGGCTTGAGCGCCCTTCGGCGGGAGGCAGTGGCGGCCCGAAAGCCCCTGGATGCGTATGTGGCGGAAAAGTTCAACTTCGCGGCCAAGCGGGCGGAGCTGGACGCGGCGGAAAAAGCCCGTTACGAGGATGGCATCCGGAAGGACGAGCGTGCCAAGGCCATTGCGGAGTTTGCGAACCCTTCGGCCCGTGCCCCTCAGGACTCCCGCATGACCCTGGTACCGAGGGTGGACAAAGAAGGCAAGCAACCCTGGGAGAAGCCGGAAGGCTCCGTAGCCCAGGCCCGGGTAGCGAAGGCAGTGCAACACATTTTGCAGTAAAAGGAACAGTGACGTATGGCGGACCCAACTTTTGACCAGATCTCAGCTTCGACCATCGCGGACCTCCGCGACGATGTGGTTTGGGATAACTTTTTCGTCGGGGGCGAAGGCGACGACGGCGCTCCGATCCTCCGCACGCTGCGCTCCTCGGGAGCCCTAGACACCTACCTGGGTGGCACGATCATGCAGGAGCCGTTTATGTTTGATCGGGTCTTCGGAGGCGCGAGCGCTCCGGGGTCTGACCAGAACATCGTGCAGAAGCAGATCCTCGCGGCAACCGCCTTCACGCCCAAGGAATACATCGAGCAGGTCCCGTTGAACCTTTGGCAAACCAACGTGATTAACGCCGGGCCGGCGGGCAAGGTGAAGCTGGTGGACCTTTATATGACCAACGCGGTCCTGGCAGCCAACACCGACTTGAACATCGACTTTTACCGTCATGGCCAACCTTCGGGCACCGGGGTTTCCGATAACCGGGCCATTTTCATCAATGGCGCGGACGAGGTTTGCTCGGATGGAGTGAACCCGGGCTGGACGGGCAACTACTACACGACCTACGGCGGCCAAACCCGCAACGGCGCAGTTACCAATACCCTGAACTCCACCCCGATTTGGCTTGGGGCGTCGGACGGCTCGACCGGCCAGATTGCCTTCAAACCCTTGGTCGAGGCGTACTTGAATTGTGTGCGACGGCCCGACACCGGGGTTTGTAATAAGGCCCTTTTCGCGTACCTTTTGGAACGCCAGGAAGTCAAGCAGCGATACGCCCAGGAAACCAACGCCCGAATCGGTCTGACCGGGATCAAGGTGATGGATGCGTACATCCACTACGACAAGCTGGCCCCGAGCACGAAGTATGGCACGATCCTGCCGAGCGGCCTTTCCAACACGACCTCGATCAAGCCTTCGACCTTTACCCTTCCCAGCCTAACGGCGGCCCAGGTGGCTATTTCGGGTTATCCGTCCTCGGCGACCCCGACCATTACGCCGGGTGAGCCGTTCTTCTGGTTCCGGCTGAAGGGCTGGAAGGTGCGGCCCTCCGAAGACCCCGAGTACAACCATAACTTCACCCCTCCGATCCGGAGCCAAAACAACCCTGACCTGGTGGTGATGTTCTACAAGATCGCCATTAACCTCTACTCGACGAGCCCGCGCGACAATTGCCAGCTCCTCGGAGCGGGGTTCTAAGGAGAAACTCAATGCCTTCCAACTTTGCTAAGCAGCTTCAGCAGCTCCAAGCGTACCGGCTGAACACCGGCACCGGGGCTACCCAGATTGGGGGCACCCTCACCGGGGTGCCTTCCGGAGTAACGGCTTCCCAGGGGATTCAGGACATCCCGGGCGACCGGATTGTGTTGGGGGCGGCGGACGCCCTGGCCCTTTCGGACAAGGTGAACGGGATTTCGCTCTTTTGCGGGATCTACATGTATGTGCTGAATGGCACGTCCTCTACGGCGGCTACCCTTGGGCACGTGGCGTTCTGGCAGGCCTCGAACTTTTCGACCGCCTCCAGCACCTACCCGACCCCGGACAACCTCTATGCGGTGACTCCGACGGAGCTTGGGAGCAGCGCGGGGATTACTCCGCCCATCGCGGGGGTTTTCATTAACGCCCTCGCGGGGAGCGCCTACGGCTGGATTCAAACCGCAGGCCGCGCCACGGGAAGCTTCGGCGCAACCACCGGCAGCATTCTCGGCAACACCACGACCTTTGTGATTAACGCAGGGGTCTACGCGGGAGGCTACGGCACCTCGGCGGGTTCGGGCTTGCTGACCCAGATCAACGCGGTGACCTTCCCAATCGCCGACTCGGTGTTGGATGCGATTGCTACCATGCATATGGGAGTGGCGGACGTGGCTCCGAGCGCTTCGTCCAACTCGATCTTCTCGCTGAAGCTTCAGCTTTATCGGCTCTGAGGAAAAAATGAACACTCCACTCGACAACGCAATTACGGCGGCGGCGGCTGCCGAAGCGACCTACAACGCGGATCTGGCAAACGTAGCCAGCATTGACACGGCTATTCAGGCCGCAACGGCTCCTTTGGCTCCGGCTCAAACCCAGCTCGCCACCGACGCGGTAGCGTTCAATGCGACTTTAACCGCTTTGGCTTCTGCGGCAACCGCTGCTATGGTGACGGTTCCGCCAGCAACTACCTGAGGGGGGAAGGATGGCAAACCTCAACATCCGACAGCAAGAATGGGCACACCCGGGCAGGAGCCAGCACCCCCTCGGGGATGTTAGCTTTTTTGGCTACGAGCAAGCCCAGGAACGTGGCCGGAGCATGGCTGCCCAGGCAATGCGGGTGAACCCTGAAGCGAAGGCCCGGGTGGAGGCGGTTTACGGGGAGGCCTACTGCCGGAAGCGTTACCCCGAGGCCTACTCCAGAGTGCAGAAGGTCTGGGACTTTCTGAAAGGAAACTGAAATGGCGAAAAAGATTCTTCCAGGCTACGATACGAGCTTCGGCAACAAAAAGGCCTCGATTTGGGACGAGTACGGACCAAAGTCTTATCCTGCCTCCGGCGGAGTTACCATCACGGCCAAAACCCTGGGCTGGGGGGGCTTTGATTGGTTCAAGGTTTGCAACTTCCAGGTAGCCACGGTGAACTCCCAAACGGTAGTAGTGCCTTTGAGCTTCTCGGGGATTTACTTTGCGACAGCGGCTTTTGCCTCGACTGCCCCGGACTCAGCGGTCGCTTCGGTGGTGATGAAGTGGTACGTGACCTCCACAGGGGTCGAAGTGGGGAGCGGTGTGGATCTTAGTGCCGAAGC